TCAAAAATTCACTAGGCAACATATGGAACTTGTGGAGGCAATAGTAAAGGATATTCGCCTCACTATCGCCCCCATTTATTAGTTTTTTGCTTCTTCAGTTAAATCTTCAAGTGTTTTAAATCCATTGATTTTTTGAACTTCTGCAAATAAGTCTTGAAACTCACCTGGCAATAGCATAGCTGTCAACAGGTCAGGTTTGTTTTTTACTCCATAGCTATCTTGTAATTCTTGATTTTGTAAATCTGGATAAACAACACAAGCAGCGATTAGCATAGCAGAATATTTATTAGAATCTAATTGAGGGAATAATTGTCCTTTTTTCCCTTTTAATTCTTTAATTTCAGTGTTAGCTTCTCTTAAAATTTGGTCTTCCTGTGCTGTTAAAGGTCTTATTTCCCATTCAGCAACTTTTCCATCTTCATCTTTAAATCTTTCAGAAACTGCTACTTTTTTATTTTCTTTTTGTACTGCATTTTGTTTTAAGAATACTTCCATATTTGTCATATTTATTCACTCCTTATATCATTCCATCTAAAATATTAAATGGTTTATTAATTATAAAATGTTCAAATGTAAATTTAATTTCTTCCTCTAAATACTCTGCTCCAGCATCAAATTTAGATAATATTCCACCATCAGTATTGCAACCTTGGTAAAGGATAGTTTGTCTACCTGCTTTTGAAGTAGGATCTTCATTAGAAACTTCTATTTCAAAGAAAATATCCTCTCCAGTATTTTGATATTTTTCTAACAGTTCTCTAAAAATTGGAGCATTATAGTGAACTGTCATAGTTCCACTACCTTTACCACCAACAGATTTATTCCCTTTACTTACTTTACCTAAAATAGGTACTTCAGTTTTTGTTTTTTCATAACTTGCTTCAAATTTAATTGCTGTCATTAAATTATATCTTTTACCTTCTAATGTAACATAGCATTCGCCTAAGCTACCTGATACAGCATCTTTAGCATTCATTGTTATCATATCTGCCATTCTCTATCCACCTCCTATTGAACCACAACTGTCATATAAAGAATTTCCATACAAGCCACAGGAGTAACAGGGTCTGTAACTACTACTGATTTTTTAGTTAATCCCTTTTCTACAGTAACTTTTTTAGGGTCAAAGTTTTCAATAGCTTCTATTCTTTCAAGTTCTTGGTGATGTGCAACTATATCTTTCCATAATCCTTCTCTTCCTGAACTTGTGTTTCTGCTTTTTCCTAAGTGCTTTTTATTAAATAGTAAAGCTATATCATTTCCTATTTGGTCTAAAACTCTTATAACTTGGTTAGATTGGAAATCATCATTTCTATAAATAGTAATTGTTGTAAAACTATTTATGTCAGTTAATACATAAGGATCTCCTGAATTGTTATGGAATAATAATTGTCCTGCTTTTATTCCATTTATTAATTCAGATTGAGTAAACTTAGTATCAACTATAAAATCTCCATCATATTTTGTATTTGTTAGAGTTGCATTTACTTCACAACTTGCTTCAGCACCTGTTAACCAATAAACTAGTGATTGTTCTGGAGCTCCTTCATCTTTAACTTTATTTTGTAGATTTATTACTCCTTCATAATCTGCTGCATATCTATATACAACACATTGAAGTTTCACACCAACTTCATCTCTCATTCTCTTAGTCCATTGAACATACAATTTCTTTATTACTTCATCTTTAGAAGTACATCCAATAGTATTAAAAGAATAAGATTCAGCTAAATCTAAAAACTTTTGATGCTCAGCACCAGTTACGCTGGCTAAGTTAGCTCCATTTGCTAATTTAGATCCTGCTGTATCATCAAGTTGTGTATTCTTTTTAAATACAACATAATCATTGTCAATTAATTCAGAAGCATTAGCAACTGTTTGGCTATCCACTTTCTTAGTGCCTAACATAGTAATAACATCTTTTTTATTCGACTCATCTATATTAGTCTTAACTATAATAGTTATGTCATTTCCTCTTGTTCCACTATATTTAGCAGTTGCATAATCATTACTTGCTTTAACACCATTACCATTTAATCTATAAAGATAAACAGTTTTAGCTTTCATGAACAAATCTCTCAAAGGTTTCATTTTTTCATCTGTATAATCATATCCAAAAAGTTTCATAGTATCTTTTTGAAAATCACTATTCTCAACTTTAAAAATGTCGCCATCTACTCCCCAGTCAAGTTCAGTAGCAATAGCAGCAAAACCTCTATCAGATATATTTACTGTTGCTCTTGAAGCAGAAACGAAGTTTATATATGCTCCTGGTAAAACTTTATTTTGAGTTAAAAAAGTTCCTCCACCATTCATTATTGAACCTCCTTATTCATAAATTCTTCTATAATTTCATCTATTCTTGAAAAACTATATTCTTCATCATCTTTTAATAAAACATTCAATATATCTTTTCTATTGGAATATTTTTTACTTGAGATAATTTGCTCTTTTGAATATAGGACTTCATCATCTTTTTTTGTTTTAGTTGCCATTAGTCCCTCCTATCTGGTTTTACATCTGTTTTTAATTCTCCCATAAATGGTTCTTCTTCTCCTACTTTTCTTACAAATGGTTTGAAAGTTATAAAGTAATGAAGATTACCATCTATAAACTGTGAATTTCTATCTAAGCCCCTTAATAAATCCCCTTCTTCAGTTTTGATTAATTCCAAAGTATTATTTAATTTTTGTGCCATTTCCATTAATTCCCAATTATCATCTTCATTCTTAGGAAAATACTGAATATCTAAATCTATTTTTTGTTTATATCTATTTCCTAATACTTGTTTTTCATTAGGATTTAATAGCTGAATAAAAAAGCAAGGCTCTTCAAAACCTTGCTTAATCTTATTTACATATATTTCTACTTCTGGAAATGTTTTCTCAAGAGTATTAGATATAGCACTTACTACTCTACTTAGCATTACCAAACACCTTCTTCAATATACTATCTAATTTCTTTTCTAATATAGCATCCATATTTTCTTTTATTTCATTCTCTGAAATAGTTAGCATAAATCTACCAGGAACCCAAGCTCTTTTTAACTTCTTTCCAAGTACAGGGACAAATCTGCCTGGTGTTTGCCTGTGTCCATACTCAACATAAGAAGCATAATGGGTAGGATTTATAACTTCAACTGAATACAAATTACCATTTTTAAAAACTTGACTTATTGTCCAATTTCTTCTTAAGTTTCCACCATTTTTTTTAGTATTTGGAAATTTTTTTCCATCAACTGTTTTAGATGTTTGAGCTAAATAACTATAATCTCCAACTGGTGTTCTAAAAATTACTTTTCTTAATAATAAAGCTCCTAAAGATTTAACAAGGCTTGCCATTATTTCAGCTTGATTTTTTTGTATATTTTCTAAATTCTTTTTCATTATTTCTAATCCAGCCATATTAATTTTTACAGCTTGCCCCATATTAAGCTCCTTTATTATCAATAACTAAAATAACTTCTTGATGTACTGAGTATATAGCAGGGATACCTGAAGCTTTATAAGTTTTAGATATCCCATTTCTAGTTACAACTATTTTTGAATTTTCTTTTATTTCTACTTTATTTGAAAGAAATAATTTTATAACTTGATTTGTTATAGCTATTGAAGGAGTTTCATTTGTAGAGGATATATTTTGAAATGAAATCCTACAAGGAATATTCTCTTGAACTAAAATTTCTTTAAACTCAGTTGTTTTAGTTTTTGGATCCTTTACTTTTTCAAAATTATAAATACTACAAGTATCTCTCCATAACTTTTGTAAATTTCTTACCATTGTAATCTCCTATATCTATATAACTCATTATCTTTACCAATTAATAAATCATTTAGCATAATCTCAAAAAGTTCTTCAGGTGTTTTTACAGTATCAGAATAAGTTTCAGTTGTATCTCCTTCTTTAATAGATTTTAAAACAGAGGAGAAATTATAATCTTTAAGCTCTCCATTGAGCTTTTTAAAATTAAGTATTTCTCCTACTGCTTTATCTACTAATATGTATTTTAGTCCATCTGGAATATTCTCAAATGTATAATTTTGATTAGTAAAATTATTAATACTAGATAAGGCTTTTTGTAAAAAATATTCTGCACTAATAGCTTCATCTATTTTAAATAATTTTAACTTTTCAAGTATCCTTCTTTTAAAATCTTCCATAATTAGCCTCTTGAAATTATTCTAGCTATTGGGATAGCTTTATGGTCAATTGTTTCTTTATCTTCTGATTTCACTAATTCCCAGTTAGCACCATTTTCTAAATCTGTGTCATCAGGGGATATAGTGCTGGCAGTTTTATATGAAATTCCAAATGGAGCATAACATAATCTTTTTCTTGATATCAAAGTATCTTCTCCACCATTTTTATATGGATTTCTTGCCATTTCATAAGGATGTAATGTTCCTAAATCTTCATAATCAAATGCTCCTATTCCTAACAAATAAGTGGTATATGATATACTTGATGGAACTAGTGCAGCATAATCTCCTTCTTTTGCAGTCCATTTAGAGTCAAATTTAGCCCCATTTACTGTTGCCACAGATACTTCTCTTTCACCTGTTCCAGCAGCAGTTACTTTTAATGCTTCTGGGTGTGAAGCTGTTACTTTTGCATATTTTTCTCCTTCAAATTCTTCTGTTGGCATAGAATCATCTATGAATACAACTCTACCATTCCAAGTAGCTAACCCCACTTCTCTTTGCATTCCATTTGCATCTGTTTGAGTAAAGTATTTTATGATTTGTAAATTCTCTAAATTAGTAGCAACCGTTGAATGCATAATTGCCATTTTAAAGATATTTTTATTATCTCCACAAGCTTTTTGAGAAGCAGTATTTAAAGTTGTAGCTCCTACTGCTCCATCTGCTCCTGCTTTTTCTGTAATATTCAATGTGTGAGCTTCAACAAATTTTAGATTTGCTGCTCCTGTCATTGAGAAGACACCTTTTAATATCTTTATTAAGATATTTTGGTAAACTTCTGCCCAATAATCAACTAATTGTGCTGCTACATTATCCATAAAATTAACTCCACCAGTTATATCAAATGAAAAGTCTTTTTCTGTCCAGCCTTTTGCTCTACCAATTGTGATTACGCCTCTGTTAAAGGTTTTAGTTGTTTCTGTTGTTATATCAGTAGAACCATTATAGTTTAAAGGTGCTCCACCTATTTTTCCAAGCATAGGTAATACAGCATAATGAGTTCCTGTTTGGTTTGCAAATGCATCATGTATTTCTTTATTACCTCTAATTGCTCCACACTTTAATAATTCATTCTTTTTTGTGTTTGGTATTCTGCTAGAATACTTTCCAAATGCCTCAGCATTAAATGTTTTTGCATCAAAATATATTGCCATTTTTCATCTTCTCCTTTTTTATAAATTGTTAATATCTAGGTTAGGATTAGCTTCTAACATAGCTACCATTTCAGAATAAGTTTTTGGTTCATCTCCACCAGGAGTTTTATTATTTCCATCACCAGGTTTAAATCCATTTGGATTAGCTGGTTGCTTTTCAATCTCAAATAAATATGGATCTGATTTTTTCAAATTAGATAACTGTTCTTCTAATCCTATAACTTTTCCATCTTTTAAATCTGCTTTTTCTAAGTCTAATAAAGCTTTTATTGCTTTTGAGTTTTTCCCTTTTGCTCCTGTAATTGCAACATCAACTGCATTGTTTAATTGTAAATCAAATAAGTCTTTTGCATATTTTTCAGCAGCACTCTTATTATCATTTTGAAGTTTCTCAATTTGAGCTTTTAATTCTTTATTATCTCCAACAGATTTTTCTAATTCTTTTAATTGTTTGTCTCTTTCTGCAAGCTGTGATTTTAAAGAATTTTTTTCTTCCACAATTTCATTAAATCTTCCTTGTGGAACCATATTTACATACTTTTCTGTTACCATTGTTGCTTGTTCTTCAGTTAGTCCTAACTTTATTAATTCATCTTTATTCATTTTATTTGCTCCTTTCATTTTTAATGTTGTATGTCAACAATTTAGCTCTTATTCTTTATCGTGTACAATACTAAAAACACGAATTATCTTTATAATAATTAAAATTATTTGAAGATAATCACTCTCCTTTGCAATAAAAAAGAGGAGCTTTTATACTCCTCTTAAACTATAAATATTAAAAAACTATCTGAGATTTTATATTTGACGATATTTCCCAGCTCTATAATTTTCAACAACTTTTATTTCTCCTAATTCTTCGATTCTTTTTAAGGCTTTTTCATTTTCTATTTTTGATAAATTTATTTCTTTACCATCTTTAATCGAAACAGTTTCAATATCATTAAAAATAAAATCTAATAATTTGTAAACTTCATCATAATTTTTTGGATCTATTAAATCTTTTGAAAGGTTCCAAAACATTATTTTACCCCCTTTAATTTCATTGCAGACACTAAAACATTATAAAAAATTTCTTTCTCAAAATCTGTTAGATTATCAATAGAAGTTGTATTTTTCATTATTTCAGTACTTCTATCTACTATTTCTACTACTTCTTCTTTTGATAAAATATCAGGAGCATTTTTATAAATCAATGTAAATATCTTACTTTTATTTTTCTCTATATAGTCAACATATTGTTTACTATATTCTAAAATATCCAACTCTTGCTTAAAAACAACATCTCTTATAGGTATCCATATAGCATTTTTACCTTTATACCTTTCATAATATGCTATTCTACCAAAATCTGAGATAGTTTTACATTCTTTGAATTTTCTAAACTTCTTCAATCTAGGTAAAACTTCAGCCATTCTCTCTGGGTAAGAAACTCCTAATTTTACTTTATTTCCTACCAAGTCTGATAAATAATGCCCTGATGATTCAGCAAAAACTTCTTCTATATCTCTCCACTTATCTATAAAATCAACATCAGAAAAATGAACATCTACCAATTTGTTATCTAACATAGCATGATAAGATTCATGAAAAATTGTTTTTTCACGATAATATAAATTCCTTTCGTCATTTAAAGATAAATTCATCGTTTTAAATTTTCTTCTATACATAATTTTTTTACTTTTTGTCAATTCTATATCACAATCTGATGATACTGACCCTCTAGCATCCATCATTTCAAAGTTTAAGTTCTCATCTAAACCTAAATTTCTCAAAGTCCTTTTTCCTACTGTTCCAAGTCCTGAGTTATGTTTAATATCTTTTAAAACATTTTCTTTTATCTCTTTATCTATTACAGCATTCCTTGATTTAATTATATCAGATTTATTTTTACTTTCAAGATTACCTTTACCATTTACTTGTATGTACAATTTATCTATATCTTTTTTAATGTATTGGTCTTTCCATTCCTTATAGTTCATGTACTTAACTTCTTTATACTCTCCATTTTCATCTCTTGATGCTCTTGTAGGCTCATCATCAAAGTATGGAGCTATAACTGTTCGGCAATGCGAATGAAAAGGAGGCACTGTTACTCCTATTTCCTGGTCCGATATATTAAAAACCTTTCCATCCATTTCTTGACAGATTTCAGAAGTATGAAGGTCTAATGTTGCTACTATTTCATATTTCTCAACATCTATACTTTTGAAAGCTTCTATTTGTGCTTTTGAAGCATAAGCAGCAGATTCTGTTTCTAGTAATCTTCTAGCAACATACTCTTTATTTTTTATCTTATCAGAAATAAATTTTGATATATCTTCAACAGCTTCATCTAATGTACTACCAGTTATAAAAGATTGAGTAATTTTAGTCCTCAAAGTATTTATTAACTGTTCCTTATCTTGCCAGATTCTATCTGAAAAAGTTTTTCCATCAGATAACCAAGGCTTTCCTATGACTTGATTAATCTTATTTTTATCTAAAGTAGCAAAACTTGTTTTAAGATTCAATCCTTTTGAAATCTCATACAATGAATGATAATAAGTATCTTCATAATTCTTTATTAAATAATCTTCTAACATTTCATTTTCTTTATTTCTTAAAGTTTCAATGCTATTTTGAACTTGAAGTTGTAAAGCCTCCAATCTTTGAATATGTACTCTTGCAGAAGCATTTTCAAGTTCTTTCTTCCAAGCTCCACTCTTAGCTTTTTGAGTATATTCTGCTAAAGTCCATTTGAATTCTTTTAATTCATCTTTAGTTAGTAATTTTTTAGCATCAGCTAATGATATTTGATTATTATCAGCTATTCTAATGTACCATTTTTCAATATCACTTTTTATTTTATTCTCTGCTATTTTATATTGTTTCTCTATTTCTTTAGCATAAGCTTTATTTAATATATTTCTTTGTTTTTCTTCTTCTTCAAATCTCTTAGTCCAGTAATTACTCATTTAAATCAGGAACTTTTTTAGTTCCAAAATCTCCAGGATAAGGATCTAATTCTTTATTTTCTTTTTCAAGTTGTTTTATTTCTTCGTCAACATTGTTAACCCAAGGATGTTGAGTTATTATAGTTTTTTGAGATATGATACCAACACTAGACTTACAATTATTAATTGTTTCAGATTCATTAACTAAAACATCTCTATTAAATATTACATCAAGAGTTTCATTAACATTTAAAGCTTTATTTATAAACCACATCAGCTCTTCAAAAGATGCTTGAAATTCTACTTCCATTTGATTAGCATCTAAATCTATATCAGAATACATAGATTGAATATTCATCTCATTAGGGTTAGCTCCAAGTCTTTCATCTTTAGCATCAAAGCCTCTTGCATTTTCTATTATTGCTTTTTTAAGTAATTTAATTATTAAAGCATAGTTTTCAGAGTTAACTTCTATTTGAAGTGCTTCAAGTCCACCTTTTCCACCATCAGTATTAGTAACTTTTACTGCTCTATATGTAGCTAAGTTTCTTCTAAACTCCCCTAAATTCTCTCCATCATAGTTAGTTAGGATTAAAATTGTACTTCCTGCATCTTCCATCATATTATCTTGAAATTTAGAAATTATTTCATTCAAGGCATCTTGTAAGCATTTAACTCTACATATCAAAGGTTGCTCTAAGTTATTACTTCTAAAAGGAATTAATGGAACTTTTCCCCAGTTGTATGTTTCTTCTCCTATTGATATATAGTCTGAATGTCCTAAAGGTTTCAAACTATCATTCCAAATAAAAAAGTCTACTCCATTTCCTGAGTAAACCTCTACTTTTTTAACTGTCACTAAACTATTATGTTGAAACTCTAAGACTTCATATAATCTTATAACTAATTCTAATTCATCTTTATTATTATCTTTCCATATTGGTAATATTTCAGAAGGTTCAAATTTTCTAAATTGTAATTCACCTTTTTGGTTAAAATATGGATATATCCAACCTATACCACCATTAAGAGTATCCTCTCCTAAATTTCTTAAAGTTCTTAGAAACTTATTACCAAATAATTTCAAAACATTTTCATTTTCACAAATAAAAGTTGGTTTCTTGGCCAAAAGATAATTAACTTTTTGGTCAACCATTTTCGAATATTGGTTATCAATAAGTTTAGAATTGACTAAATTATCAATATCTTCTAATCTACCTCCTTCTACTATTGCTTTTCTTTTTTTACTTAATATGTCATGACTTCCTTTGTAATATCTTTCTCCATTCACCTGGTCCACTCTAGTTTTTGAAGAAAGCCATTGACTTATTAAATATTCAAGTTTTCTAATCTCCATATTTTCCACCTTTGGCTTTTTAAATAATTTCTTTATCCATTCCCACATTATTAACTCCTTAATCAAAAGATAATCCTGATACTTTATTACATTTTTCAGCTATCCCTGCAAGGACATCAGGAGCATCATCATTTTTATTTTTTCCTTCCTTCTGATAAGTAGTTATAGCTTTATAAAATTCTGGCCACCTATCAGCCCAGTTAACTGGGAAATAAATATGTTCCATAACCCAAGTTGCATTAGATAATATTCTAGCTCTTTTGTTTTGTGTTTGATGAAACCATCTAACCTTACAACGATTGCTATTATATTTTTCTAATAAATGTTTATCTACTGCTCTTGCAAAACCTCTACCACCATTATTAGATTCTATATCAGCTTCTTTTATATTATTCTCAATTAATATTTTAGCAGTTGCTGGTTCCGTTATCTCCATAGGCTCTTTTGTATATAAAACATCTAAAATATATGCTTCCTTGTTATATACTCCATAGCAAATAGAACATAAGTAATCTTCTCCAGTATCAGCTGTATCTGTATAATTTTTATATGCAGTAAATAATAAATTGTTATTTGAATCCATAGGCAACTGATTATATGTTTTTATACTACTGTATAATCTACCTTTCACATCAATAGGTTCTTGTTGGTAGTTAGCTGAAGCTATTTCTGGTCCCATAGCTTTTGCTTTTGATAAATAAGATTTATAACTTAATATTTCATCACAAAGCATAGTACCTTTATCATCTTGAACAGCTTTCATTTTTATATGTTTTATCTTTTTCCCTTCTGCTTTATAATGTTCTATTGCTCTACCAGCTAGGTCACCACTAACCCAACGAGTCATTATAATTATTATCTTTCCACCTTCTTCAAGTCTTGAAAGCATTGTTTGTGCATACCATTCCCAATGTTTGTCTAAAACATTAGCATTATAAGCTTCTTCTGCATTTTTGATTAAGTCATCTATTATCATAAGACTACAACCAAAACCTGTAGCAGTTCCACCAGGTGCAGTTGCTAGATAGTTATTGTATCCACCTTCTAAACTCCAAAGGTTCATAGCACCATCACCTTGTTTTATACTTACACCAGGAAATATATCTGAAAAAATTATTTTATCTTTATCAGCTTTTACCTCTTGTATAGTATTTCTAACATTTTTTGAAAAAGTAGTTGATAAAGTTTCATTATAACTTCCTGTCATAATTTTTGCATTTATATCTCTACCAAGTAACCACTCTACTAAATTTCCTACTGTTCTTGACTTTCCATGTCTAGGTGGAAGGTTTAAAATAAGAACTTCATCATCACTTGTAAGAAAGTTTTGTAAATCATTACATAAATCAACTAAAAATTTTCTCTCATATTTATAGAAGTTAGGAGCTTTTAAATAACAATAAAAAAAGAACTCACGTCTTGCAAGTTCTATTTTTGCTCTTTTTATCGCTTCTTTATTTATCTCCACCAAATATCACCTTTTTTAGTTCATCTGTTGATAATCCTTTAAAAGGATCCTCTGTTTTTAGTTCTCCTTTTACTTCTAGCTTTTCAGTAAACATTCCAAGATGTCTACCTAGCATTTCTAGTGCTTTTTCTTTATTATAAAATGTCACTTCTATTCCAAATTTAGTTTCCTTAACTCCAGATATACATGCTTTTTGTTCTGGACTTAACTCATCAAAATTTTTAATTATAACTCTATTGTTGTTAAGATTAACTATACCAGTTCTGTCTGTAAAAGCTAGATTAGCAATCTCATTCAATACTCTATCTTGTGTTATTTCAGTTCTTTTTTCTCTTTCTTTCATTGCTGCTTGTATTTTTTCTTGAACCTTAGGTTTTCTTAATAACTTACTAGCATATACTGCTGCTACATTTTCATTTTTTACTTTATATCCTGCTCTGATATATGCTTGTGTGCCATTCAAGTCTTTTAAATATTCTTTTACAAATAAATCTTGCTTAGTCAATCTTTTTCACCTCCATTTTATAAATAAAAAATACTTCTGTAAAAGCCTTAGCTTGTCATTTAAGAACCACAGAAGTATTGATGTAATTATTTTAAAGGGGCATATTGGATTTGCACCAATGAATATCAATCGCTGTTATTCTAGTCTTTAAAACTAATGCCCCATAAGATTAAGACTTTTTTAGAGTAGAGTCTTGAACTACTTTAAGGGAAAAATGCCTTTTAAAAGCTCCCTAGCTATTTCATATGATAACATTATATATTATATAAAAAACACTTACAAGGGCATTTTAGGTGCAAAATAGGTGCATTTTATGAAATTAATTTATTTAATTTTTCCAAAATATCATTTTGAAATAGGTTTGTTGCTATTTCTTCAACAAGCAAACTTTTATTTCTTTTTACAGTACTCTCATCTATGCCTAATTTATTAGCTACTCCCTCAATTCTAAAATGCTGGAAGTAAATCAAGGAAATAATTTCTTCATACTTTTTTCCTTGAATAAAAGAAAGTCCATAATCAATAAATTCAATAAGTCCATTTATGTTTTCTATTTCCTTAATCCTCTCATTTTTTATAATCTCTATTTTTTCTAAGTCACTCAGATTATCCTTGTTAGTGGCTTTTATTTCATTTATAGAGTATATTTTTTTTAATTCAATACTATTCAAACTATTTTTTAAATATTCTTTTCTATTTTTTAAATTATTATAGTTCACAAGTAATCTTTCAGTTCTTTGATATGGAGTCAAGTTTTCTTCTTGATTTATTTTTATAATTTTTCCATCTTTAATTTTTATTTCATATTCTCCATTCCCTAATTTTTCAATTATTTTTTGAAGTTCTTTTATATCTTTTGTTGCCAATTTTATCCCTCCACTTTTAAATTTAATATATCTTTGTATGCTTGAAGATATGAAGTGCCAGAATATTCTCCCATTTTTCTATCAATAATAACTAACCAATTATAGCCCTTCCATTTTATGCTGTTAAAATCTTCTGTTGTAAATTCAAAATCTTCAATATCCTCTCCAAATTTTATTGCTTCTTGTCCTTCTGGATATTTAATATCTTCCAACCAAAAACCATTATCATCGATTAAATTTTCAAAATCATCATTAAATCCAAAACTGTTTGGCAGTATTGGAAATATAGTTCTCACAATATATCCTTGCTTTTCTAAATCTTCTACTATTTGTTCTAATGTCATGTCAATTCCACTCCTTCCCAATTCTTATATTTCCCATTTTTGTAGCTTTCTAATTTCTCGATATGCTTTTGAAAATCTTGCTCATTAAATCCACTAAGCATTAGTAAATTTATAGTAGCAGTTATAAGATCTAAAGCTTCTGCAACAAAATTATCTCTATTTTTAATCTCTATGAAAGTACTAGTTTCTCTAACTTCTGCTAGAAGTTCTTTGTACTCTTCTTTAACTTTTTCTAATTGTGTTATATCTGATGCTCCATATGCTAAAGATTTATAGTTCATCAGTTTATTTAAGTCTATTTCCAATTTAATCTACTCCTTGTTATTTTTATTTGCTTCTTTGACTTTCATAATTCTAACTTTCAAACTCTCAACAAGTGCATCTTGTACATCTCCTTTATTTTGTAATGCTTCCATGACATCTTCATCTCTAGTTTCTTTACAGACCAAGTGATGTATAATTACTTTTTCTGTTTGTCCTTGCCTATGTAGTCTTTTATTTGCTTGTTGATATAATTCTAAGCTCCAGTTAAGTCCAAACCATATCACATGATTACCTCCAGCTTGTAAGTTAAGCCCATAAGCAGCACTTGCTGGGTGGGCTAGCAGTATATCAATTTCTCCTCTGTTCCAGTCTAGTTGGTCTTGTGGAGTTTTCAAAAGTCTTATTCTCAATTTAGAATCTTTTAAAGCTTCAACTATTCTGTCTTTATCATGTTGAAAGTTATAGAATACTAAAGCAGGTTTTCCATTTAATTGTTCTATTAGTTCTAAAAATCTTTCAATTTTACAGTCGTGAACTTCAAAAACTTTTCTGTTCTCATCATAGATAGCTCCATTTGCTAATTGTAATAACTTGTTAGAAAGTGCCGCGGCATTTGCAACTGTGATTTCAGTGTCTTCAAGTTCAAGTATGGCTTTTTTCTCAAGCTCATCATATGATTTCTTAGCCTTACTATCCAAAACTACTGGTACTTGTTCATAAATTATGTCTGGTAGTTCCAAATAGTCTTCTGCTTTCATAGATATACAGATGTCTGATATCTTTTCATGTATAGCCTCATTTGAACCCTCTTTGGCATCATAATTAAAAATCACAGTTCTATTTCTTTGTCCAGGTTCAAAATATCTTTCTCTAAATT